GAAAAGCAGTACTTACCTCCCCTGCTTTTACCGTCATCCATAATCCAGTAAGCCAGGGATTCCCAATTGATCTGCTCACCTATAGTTTCCTTTAAAACGTCTTTTCTTAAATACTCTTCTTCATTATTAAAATGGGTGTAGAAGAGATCCCGGTAAATATTAAACTTGCTGGATGATATGGTGGTTAGTTGGAGGTGGTAGTCCTGCAGACCTTTATTAGGGCTTTTTATGGTAATAGCAGAAGAGAATGGCTTTAGAATCTCATATATCAATTTTATGTAGCTTATCTGTTGCCAGGAGTGGGCGGTCTTATACAAACATGTTCTTTTATAATTGCTATCTGTTATAGGCTCAATATGCCCGTCACCTAAAATGCTACCTACCATGAAATTATGATTTATAGTACCAGAATCGTCTAACGAGGATAGCCCATCAGACACCAAAACTTTGATGGTTTCATCTTCCATATCATATCTGTTTATTCTTTTGATACCACTAAGCTTTTTGTATAGGGATTTAGTCATTAGCGGGTACTTACCCTTTAAAACACAGTAGGGCATATCATTTAATATGTCTTTTTTAAGGGCGCGGAATTCTTTGTTTATGTCATGCATAGCAACAATATACTATTTGGGTTTTGATAAATACAAATAATTTTATTAAGTTAGCCCTGCTGGCGTTTAGATCGTGCGGTAGGTAAAAAAAACTGAGGGCGTAAACCCTCAGTTTCTTAAGTTAAAAGCTAACTTATCGAGCCAGTTTGATTCGAGTGATAGCAAGAGGGTTATGACACCCAATTCCAAGATTCTCGAACACACTGAAACCGATACGACGGGCCTTAGGATCGTCCGCTGAGAGGACTGTCAATTCCGTACGAACCGGAATCCTGCCAAAGAACTCAGGCTCAGCGCAGACGTAAATGTAACCAGGGGCTACTTTACGAGTAACGATGATCTGAGCTCCCCAGACGGTAGCCATCAAACCTGTTTTAAGCAGAGTAGCCTGAGTTTCGATGTCAAGAACATCGCGACCCCATTTACGAATGTCGGAATAATCCAAAGCATTCACAAAAATACGAGCAACGCGAAGATCGTGAGTCTCGATACGAGCGAAAGCGTCAGCAAGGTTTGACGGAGTGAGCGGAGCCACTGCGTTGACCTGTGCGTTCACATAAGCTGAACCAAGGTTGTCGAAACCGTTTTGAGCAACAGCATCCATAACGTCAAATGCACGGGCATCTTCCGCAGCTTGAATTTGAGCTTTAGCAAGGTCTTGCGACCTTTCGATAAGGTCAAATCTACGCTCTTTGATCTGTGTCAAAGGAATCTCAGGATTAGATGCAATCTCGAAGAGCGGGAATATAACCCTACGAGGTTTAGTGATAGCAAGGATATTTTCTCCTTCCTCACCTACTACGAAAGCGGTCACATTGGGATCCTTATCGTAAATAGGAAGAGCGCCATCCGGGAGCTGCTCTACGAGGAAAGCTTTACGCGCAACAGAAGTATAGTCACGACGCAAACGAAGGGGTTGAATCATACTAGCAGCCAGCTTTGTACGGCCAGCAGCAGTCTTGATGTAGTCCCCAATAATCTGCTGTTTTACTTCATTAGAAATTTGTGTGTCAGCCATGTTTTAACCTCCTAATACCTTTCTGAACAGTGTTAGATTCTCATCTGGACGACCATAAACGGATCAGTCGAGGTCGGCGCTACGAGCACAATACCAATGACTGTCTGATTAAGTCCACCAATGCTTGGTTGATTAGTTAGAAGACCGTTTGCAGAACAATACAACGCACTGCCTGAAGCATACACCAAAGCTGTAGCTCCGTCAGAGTTGTAAACTTCGTAAACGTCAGTTGAGAATACAGTTCCGGCTCCAGCAACGTAAGGAACCTTACCTGAAGCAACACCGCTCCCGGACTCAAAGGGGTAACCAACAGCATTGTTCTGAACAACACCGAGAGGAGCCCCAACACCTGTACTCTTAACCGCAGTACCGTTAACCGTACCAGCCATGACAACCATACCGGCAAGAATGCCTGACGGAGCGTCACTTGTGATACGAACATCGGCAGCGGCAGAGTTATAGCAAGTGTTAGCTGCTGTAAGTCCTGCGTCAGTGAGGTTCATCATCGAGTTGAGTGTAACCCTCAGCAAAACGTTTAGCCCGCGATCAGGGGCAATTCCACTTCCTTCACCGATCATAAAATACCTCCTATTAAACAATACCCAATCCCCACATAGGGCGGGTGGTGAAAATTAAAACCCAAAAACTATTACCTAAAAACTTTACTTACGTCAGGCGGGGCATCCCACAGACTGTCCATACCGTTCGAGCCTTCCGACGCTTCTTTCCTTACCAAACCCTTAAGAGTATTCGCACCTTTTTTACTATCAGAAGCGGTAACGCTGCTAAAGATTTCATCAAGGAGAGAAACTTCCTCAGAGGCATCACGGTTCATACCTTCATCAGTCATACCTTCATCGTCTTCTTTTTTACTCTTACCCGCGTTGACTACTTCGTCTGCGTTTTCGTCTTCTTCTTTTTTTACTGCCTTAACAGCGTCAACATCTTTCTTCTCTTCCTGTTTCTTCTTTATGTGAGCTTGAAGAGCAGGAGGAAGTTTGCTAATGTCACCACTGATGATGGCACTCGCCATTTTCTCGAGATCATCGTCCTCTGTACCACCCTCTGCAGGAGCGGCTTTACCAGCAGTCTTATCATCGTCCCCAGCAGGAGCTTCAGAAGTATCCTCATCGTCCCCAGCAGGAGCTTCAGAAGTATCCTCATCATCCTTATCATCCTTATCTCCCTCTTCTGACTCTTCTGCACTTTCGCTAGCAGCCTTTGCAATAAGCTTTGCAAGACCTTCTTGACGAGCAAGAGTAGCGTTAACACAAATGTCGGGAAGGTGAAGCAGATCAGCAGCCTGAGCTTCAATCCATTCGTCAGAAGCACCAGGAAGCATACGCTGAGAAGCAACGATACACTTAATAGCTTTAGCTTCTAGTTTCTTTGCAGCTGCAACAGCTTCAGCAGCTTGTTTAGTAGTCATCTCAGGGACATTAGATTCGTTTCTTTTGTCTTTCTTCCAAAGATCGCTACCATCAACATCTTCAGCCCACTCAGAAGGACTACCCTTTGCATACTCATCAATTTTAGGGTCGTTCTTTGCGTGATCAGGATTGTTCATTGCCGCTGTGTCATTGATCAACAAATCTTCAGCTGTCTTACTAGTCAGACGCTCTCTTGCCATCTGCAACCTCCTATAGGTAAATTGATTATTATCAACTATCTACAAATACTTAATTACAACATTTTATAAATATTAATAGATTATTATTAATTTTAAAAAAATCAGTCGAAATTTGAAAGGATTTTACCCCACCCGGCTAACTTCTTAGCTTCTACGGTGGTTGGTTTTCTCCCTATTTCTATGATTAATTCTGTGAAAAAACCAGTTAGGTTATTGGAGGCGAGCCTTATTTTACTTAGGGCTTTTACAGCATCAGCTCCTACAGGACTGTTACTCATAGTCCTATCAACGTGATAAAGTAGTCCTAAAATATCTTCACGACTATACCCATACTTTTTTATGTTTCCCCAATTTTTCAAATTATTAAGTATGTGTATACCGTTAATAATTCTCTCGTTACTTTGGTACCTTTTAGCAGACGATATAATCTTCCTTAGAGTAGCTTCTTTTGCTATCATATCTGAAGCACTCTTTACTAGGTTATCATTGTAACTCTCTAGCTCTATCGGCCTGTTGTTCTTATTAGCCTCTTCCTGCATAAGCTCTTTACGGATACTGTTAAGAACTTGCTTCTTTAACATATCCCTTACTTCTTTAGTAGTGGCATCGTCTATAGGCTCATCCACTTCAGGAGCAGGGGCTGGCGCAGCTGCGGGATCACCTCCGCCCGCAGGGGCGGGAGTGGACCCTATATCAGCCAATGGGTCAGCTGGGGCATCTTCTGCCGGGGGTGTATCCTCTGTAAGAGGGGGCGTATCACCGCCTGCAGGTTCAGGGAAATTTGTATCGTCTGCAGGAGGAGCCCCTGCTGGTTCTGCCTCTTTACTAGGAGCAGCTTCTTCTTCAGCGGCCCTTAACTCTCTGACCGTCTGGGAAGCAGCCTCACTAGCCGCCCGCAAAAGCATTCCCTCTTGTGGCATAAAAGAAGGCAGGTTTATTACATTCTTTATCTTTTCAGAAACGTCCTGGTTATCAGTACCGATGTTAAGAATATTCCTTAGTACCGCACCCTCAAACGCAGGTTTCCTTACCCAGCTGGCATCGATGAACCTACAGCTCTCAGGGTCCTCACTTCTGCCGCACAACTCTGCGATTATTCTCTTTACGCCGCTCGGGTCATAGAAATAATTATTCTTAAAAAATCTTACATGGTTACATGCCTGGGTGTCGTCTTCAGCGATATTTCCACACTGGGAACACTGAGAATACTTTATTTGGCAACCCATCGAGGTACTATTATATTCACCAGAAATGATCTTATCTATCAAATCTTTGTGGGTTTTATTAGTAGCAATAAGTATATCAACATAGAGAGTAGTAAGATCCTTACCGTCTTTTTTAGTAAACGGTATCTCTCTCAAAGCCACGTCAATAACCTTACCTTTTGATAACGAGGGTATCTGTACGTGCTCGATAAAATTATCTGCGCCTAGGAAGGTACCATAGCAAGACTTAAGAAGGTTTCTTTCCCAACTATCACCATTATTATTAACAAATAAAGAATACTCGGGCTTGATTAGGTAGTTGCATTCATTCTTCTTGCACTTACCAGAATCTGCTATGTCTACGTCAACAGAAGCTATGATAGTGACATGACTAAGTAACCATTTAGCTGGATCGTAAGCCGCAAGCTTATCCCCAGCTATTTTAACCATGTTAGGGGCTACTTTTTTATCTAGCCATTTACCTGGGTCTACTATGGGTGTAGCTACTACCGCATTACCCTGTTTATACATGGCCATGATTAATCCTCACTATATATTTTACTTACTGCTGACCTTATAAAATGGTCTGAACAAGCACTACTGTGTTTGGCATACACCGTTTGGTACGCTTCAATATCGCTCATACCGGTTTTCTTACAACCGAGTATATCTCCGGCTATTTTTTCTACCACGTCAGTAGAAAAGCTATTAGCGATCTTAGAAGCCATCTTTTCTGAACGGCACTTATCGCTGTCTATCTTATTAGTAGAAGCAATCAGCTTTTCGGCTAGTTTAAGTACTTTAGGGCTTATATCTCCGAACTGTTTCTTTGACTTCTCTTTCTCATAGCTTGAGTAACCGGATTCCGTATGAATAGGAGAGAAACCATCAGACTCAGGGGATACAATCAAAAGTTCTGTAGGGTCCATCTGTTGGTTACCGCCGACAGGCCACTCTACATAAACTTTATTAGAGGAAGGAGCAATCTCCGTTACAACTCCTATGTACGGAGATTTCTCATTCTCATTAACGAACCACTTTACCTGCTGCCCTACTTTATAATCAGTAGCGCCTACTGAATGTGGGTAAATCCCGGACATGTCACGCCCCTTTCAATTAGGCTAACTTTTGATAGGGGAGCTTTGTGCTTGCCTCTTTGCCCTTATTCATATATTTAACTTTATTAACTTCTGTAGAAACGTCTGTGTTGAATTCTTTCATATAGGCTTCGTCTGAATCACCTTCAACCAGCCCACCCTTGAAAAAAGTCTTCATAAACTTTTCATCGGGGTCGCTCTCAAAAGTAGCAGCTTCTTTTTTTCCTTCTAGAATGTCGGAGATCTGATCAAGTTGATAAGCCATCTTAAAGAGTTCTGGATCGTTCTGCTTCTCGAGCTCACCAGCGATAAGATCTAGTGAAGCAGTGATAGGGTTTTTAGCCGTATCAGAATCTTCGTCATCCTCTTCAGAGGCACTTTTATCAGGCTCTGCAGGATTGTTTTTGTCTTCGACTGTGGCCTGATCTTCTTCTACATCACCAGCACCCTGGCTAGCCTCGACCTCTTCCTTCTTATCATCCTCACCAATAAGCTCACTTATGGCCGCTAATTTTCTTTGTAGGGCTTCTTTTTCTTTCTTAAGTTGTTCCTTGTCCATTGTATCCTCCTCAGGTACATCTATAGATGGTTCAGTTTCTGACGGTTCAGTTTCTTTTTCTTTACGCAGAGCTCTCTCTTCCGCTCTAGCTTTAGCCCGGGCTTTCGCTTTAGCGTTAGTTTCAGTCTCTCTTTCTTTAAGTTCTTTTATTTTATTAGAGACATTAGCATTACCACGCTCAATGCCGGTAAGCTCCTCTGGGGCTTCTTCTGACTCCTCAGAATTTTTTTTAGGTTTAGGAGCCTCTACCTCGGTGCTATTATCTGAAGCCGTCTTTGAGGACATCATGTTGTTAATAATAAGTTGAAATGTAGAGGCGTCTATCTTGCCTCCATATTTACCGTTATCTTTAGACCCAATAGACATAGTAAGAGCATCCTCAGCCGCAAGTATTGGGTCATACTTCTCAATATTTTTGTTGATTATGCTAGAAGCATGTAATGATAGAGACCTCAAATCTTCCTCAGTGAGATCATTTTGATTGCGAGGCATTATGATATCACAGGTCTTAGGATCACCTCTATAAACAATCTCCTCGACTATAGTCTTACCGTTTTCATTCCGGAATAGACCGCGAGCGTTGTTTGTTATCTGTGGGTGTTTCTTTAAAAGATTAAGCGCTTTACTTTTAATGTCGTTTTGATTTTTATCCTTATAAGGAGTAACTTTAGGAGTACTGTCTTTTTTAGTATCCTTCTTTACGTCCTTTTTAGGTGCGCTATCTTTATCCTTATTTTCCTTAGCCATAAAAGATCTCCTATAAAGTGCTTCTAGCTCAAACAATCGTTACTTATTAATAGATTATTCTTCGCAAGATCCTAAGTAACTATCGATGACTCTCTTAGTAGAAGCGAACCTACTATTATTCAAATATTGAGTACCTAGAGAAAATTCTAGATTATTCTTAAACACTTCTATGGCGCTTCTTAACTCTAAAGCCTTGGTCCTGATATCTGACAAGGATTCAATGAAATCGGCACCGTAATACTGCATTTGTACTTTATTGACATCTGTTAGGTCATTTAGAGAGTTTATAACACCCTCAAAAATCTCTACTTGATGGGTTAGCTGACGAGGCGGCTTCGGCATCTTACGCTCCTTTTAATTTCTTAACATATCTGTTACCGGTTTCCAGGTCTTTTCCGTCGGCCCTGTAATCCTGCATATACTCTGTTCTCTTACTCTTATAATCCCACTCAGTAGGAGAAGTTTTTCTCCTCTTAGGTTTAAACTTAGGAGGGGCTTTATAAATTTTATCCTTAAGATCACTTTTACCTTTGGCGCTAATATCTTTATCTTCTTTTGGCAGTGTAATTGGCGCAGTAACCTCAGATCCCTCTTCCTCCGGCTCATCTGTTTCTATACCCACCAAATGACTTACCACTTGCGTAAGATATTTGCTTATGCAAAGTTTCATTATTTGCTCTTCTCTAAATACTTCATGATCTTGTCTAGTTTTTCAGGGCTCTTCATAGCTAAATTAAGCATCTTCTGGAGGGCAGCTTTCTTTCCTTGAGGGAGGTTAGCTACCTTAGGGTTTTCTTTCTTCTTACTTGCACTAGCCGAGCTTGCGAACCTGGGCATCCCTCCGGGATCTCCACCGCCCGCATCCTCAGCGGGCTGCTCTAACTCAGATAGATTCATGTAATCAGCAAGTCTTTCGGTAACATTGTACTTTTCTACTAGCGCTTGACCTGCTGCATTGTAAACGTTAGCCATAAGTTGGTTGTACGCGAAGTCATCTACCGTAAACAGATCCGCCTTAACTTTCTTACTTGTAGCCTCAGCATCAATGTTAAGCATATCCAGGATGACGTCGATAGATACCGAACCTTTGTTATACAGCTGGAACACTTGATTAAAAAACTCATCATTGTCCCTGATAGCAAGTCTAGTGAAACTTAGTTTAGGATAGATAAGCTTTTCTCTACCGTATTTACCCTCTTCAACAAAACCTTTTTTCTTTGCCACAGGTTTAAACAGATAATTCTCCACATACTCTTGAAGAAGTTCTCTATAAAGAAGGTATTGAGTATTCATAATCTCAAGAGTTACCCTACTACCAGAGTAGGTTCCTTCACCCGTCAACAATTCTCTAGTTACCCCAAGACCGGCGAACAGTGCATTTTCCATATGCTCGTATTCACCAGAAAGTTCTAATAAACGACCGTTAGATCCCATCTCTTCCCAATTAACTTGATAATTGGTTATAATAGAAAAATCTGGATCCACCAGGGCTAGGTCAACCTGCTCCCTTAGGTTATCAACGTCTGGCTCACTTAGGTCTTCTCCCCAGACTATTCTTATAGGGGTCATGTGACGTGAAGCTATTGAAGTCTGTGCCTGGCGCAGTTTATCTTGAAGAAGCAGTGTATTTATACAACGCTCAAGTATGGATACACCTAAAGTCTCGTATTGGGATTTCTTACGAGCCAAATGGAACACGTGGGACCCGCTATAGGGGTCAGTGTCTAGCGGTATAGTACCGTTCTCCTCTAACTGCTCGGCTAGCTTCTCAGGTATGCTAGGAGGAGCGTAGGGGTTTTTTTCCGTTTGGAAATAATCTCCAGGGTACAGCCCGTTTTTAGATTGAAGAATGTTCTTCTTAGTCTCAGGGTCTGGGATAAACTCTATAAGTGAGTCATCTGATAACGGTACTTTCTTTATTCTGACCTGGTCTGGAGGAAGTATTATAAGTTTTCTCCACCCCATGTAATTAGGGTCTTTGTCTATAATCTTAAACTCATTAAATAACTTATCAGACTTTATTTTACCTGCGTCTTTTAGCTCTTTTACCTTGTCTGTAGTAGATTCATCATCTTTAGCGCCCAGGTCATAGGGGTTGTGGTCCTCTGAAAAAATAAAGCAATTGCCCAAAAGTGTGTACTCATGGCTTATTTCCATCAGAGTTTTAAACAGCTTCATATCATCACACATGTCCACGAAAAAATCATAGACATACTCAGCCATATCACTATTAGCGCACTTTGGTTTTTCCAACCTTACTTTGGATAGCGGCAGTGTAGAGTGAAGGTCTACAGCGGCCCCTACGAACTCATTAGCATTATAAAAGTGCCTATACCAGGATCTGCGCTCTCTCAAATTCTGAGGCTTTTCCAAAAAGTCTGTAGATAATTGAGGCGAGTAGAAGTTACCGTAACTGCTACTGGACACGTCTCCCATACCTGCAGAGTCAAAAGCTTTTCTCGTATTAAAACCAAAGGTAGTGGTGGCATATTTTTTAGCCATACGAGCCCGCGTTTCCCTTTCTGTGAGGGGAGACGCGCTCTTAGATTGGCTTGTCACCGTCTTTATCTGGGCTGGTTTTCTTGACATAGAACTCGCGGTGTCTGATACTGAGGCAGTCTTTACTACCCTAGTTCTGCTTGTATTAGTACTTGATTTTTTTTCTGGCACGATTTCTCCTTACTCGAAAATCTTTTCGAGTTCTATGTTATCTTGTATATCAGACACATTAAAATCAGATACGTCATTTAATCTTCTTATGAGATTAAGAGCGCCTGCTGAGGTATTAGCGTCTTTCTTTATCATCATAACCAGGGCGTAAAAATCCTCTAATCCACTATAGTCGCCCTTTTGATTCCTTAGCTCTTCCTTAAATTTAGAGTCTATTTCGTCTCTCAAAGACAAGTATAGACCTGTTAACGTTGCTAGTTCTTTTTTAATTCTTTCTTTCAAAAAAGTTATTTTAGAAATAGACTGATTTGTGCTTTTCATTTGGACCTCATCTTATCTGTATTTTTTACTTCGAAGCCTTTTAAGGATCCTATCTATCTGGCCTTCATTTTCAGGATTTACACCCCAATTAGGGGGATCCTTCTTGCCAGACCATTCAGGGTCAGGTTCCATGCGATGCTCATAATAACCAGCCTGTTGCTGATAAGACTCATCACCGAGCTCACCGGGCATAAAAACCCCTCGTATAAAAGGCATAACGCATATGAGGTGCGCTTTTATTAATACATTATTAGTTGGGTTTTTTGAGGATTCTAAAAATAAATTTTTATTTGCGGGTTATAAAAAAGTATATTGTACTTGGGATTGGTAATAAAACTAAAAAAGGAGGATCTATGAAGAGTTCTATCGTGCTTATGCTTCTTATGTTTGGGGTAGTGTTTGGTCAAAGCTACTACATGAAGGTTGAGAAAACTGACGGATCATCTGTCATACTCAACACAGACGCTGTTAAAAAGATTAGCTTCTACGAGGTGGGATCGGAAGTTAAGATCTCTTACAACATTACAGTTATTGATGCTAACAATAAACCATTCCCGGCGTACTCAGTTACAGTCGGGCCTGTAGCCTCGAGTAGCATTATTAGTAGAGGCGGTGCTTGCTATCAATCTTTCCTTGAGTCTAATACCTTGAGTAGGGGAGTAATCAACTCTAGTGGGGCTCTGTTGTTTAGTGTTGTATACCCTAGTTGCCTATCAAACTTAACAGGACTTACAGACGAGATTACCCTTAAGCTTAGGTACAATGATCAAGCTGTAGATCCTGAAAACATTACGTATATTAACAACAGCGGGTCCGGAATGAAAGTTTTTCCTGGGTCAGATACCGAATTTGTTGTTAAAATTAAAAATGTTATTCTTCCTTAAAACTCTTTCATAACTAATAAAAGAGGGCTTAGTAGTATAAGCCCTCTTTTTAATCATAGTAACCAATAAACATTCTTCCGTGTAAATCAGATGTAGTACCATCACCGTCAGGATACACTACTAGATCTAAATCCCATTCAGCAACATACAAATCTTCTGTAACACCCACGGTGCTCTTCGTTATTCTCTTGAACCTAGGGAATACAGAAACCAACCAATCTCTCTGAAGGCTTGTACTCACGTGGTCCTCGTTGAGTTTAAGCATCTCTACACTATTCTGTTGCTGTAGCCTGTGGTTCCACCTCTGAGCCAGATATATAGTGTAATAATCTGGAGAATTGAAACTAGTGCCATCACTAACTCTATAGTGTGTCCAACTTTCTAGGGGTATGTACACCCAAATAGGCCTGTCTGTGTTGTAAATTTGAGGTCCTACTTGTCCAGGTATTTTACTATAAAAAGATTTTCTATCATCTATAAGGCTAAGATCTAGTGTAGCTATAAAGTTATTTGAAGTAGTTGTCTGGCTGTCAGCGAACCAATCTACAGTGTTTCCTTTGTTCCTATCTTTAAAATAAGGTGTAACAAATTCATATTTCTGTACAAAATCAACTATATCATTAGTGCCTATAGCGTTCTTTATGACTCTTCCTATATAAGTCATCTTTACGGTACCTAATGTAGCTAAAGTAACCCTTTGAAAATTGTACCTAAAATTTTCAGACGTACGATCAATTTGAGCTGATACTAAATCTGAGTCTAGACTATCTACCCCATACTCTGTGAAAGCAGGAGAAGCGTAAGTTAAAGTATCTTTTACCCAAACAGGTATTGAGGAAGGCTCTCTGTTAGACAACGCTCCTGTTTGTATATGAGCAATTCTGGCTTGATCTTGACTCACACTATCAGATATGTCAGCTATGACGTCGCTATCGTTATAATCGAGAGGACTATTGACCAAAACAACCTTTTGGTCTAGACAGATCTCTTTAGTCCTGAGTATACCGTTGGGCTTGTTATCTACAGTCTTAATACCGTTCCTGTATATAACAACATTCTGCGGCTCAGATATCTCAGTAGAACCCTCTGCCGCACCGGTACCGATAAACTTTATGTTGGATACCTCTAGAGTACCCTCTATCCTGGCGCTATTTGCCACATACAAGTCATAGGCACTATTAGCTGTGGTAGTACCGGCAGTAACCCTTCTAGATGCCAAATTGTTGCTTACTACAAGGTTTCCTCTAAGATCTACATTGAGTAGCCCATAGTTACCCCTACCGTCGCCATAGTCCATTCTAAAAGTACTGTACCCTTGGTTAAGTAGAACATTTACCCCACTTCTGGCATCAACTAAATGCATACCGTATGGCTTTGTTGTGTCTGTAGTACTCCCGCCAAGATTGAAATAGACCTGCCTCATGGTGTCGTTTGCTCTAGGGAAACTATTACCTACCACTGTAACAACATTCCCAGTCACACCGCACAGGTCAGCAATAAAATTCTCAGCCTTAGCGTCACCGTTAATGTACAACCACAGGCTCTTGTACTGATTCCTCTGCATATTAAAAAGATCTACGTCGCCAGAGGGTCCGACCCCGACTGTGAGTCCTCCTACTGGTGCGTTAGTATCATCAAAACCAGACCCTAAATTAGTAAACCTTAAAGAATCCAATTTCTGGTTAATAGTTAAATAGCTTAAAACGGCTCTATCTAAATTTACATTATTTGCATATAGGTCCCCGTAAACAAATACATCATCCCTGAAAATTACGTTGGGGCTAAAAGTGACCCTATTAAGTCTACCTATGCCATTAAAGAAAACATCTCCATTAAACAACCAGGCATCTGCAGCTTCACCTAAATCTAGCTTAGCAAATTTGAAATCCAGCAGGTCTCCGCCATAAGATCCAGACCCATAATATTTAGAATCCGTCCACAATATCCTCTTGTACTGGCTACCTCTTGTAACCTTAAAAGTAGTGTTAGTTTGTACGTTAGATAGCTCGCTTAGCTTATCCCTTATTATTAATCTGCCTTCGTTTTTATACTGAGCTCTTTCTTCTAAAGGTAGCGATTCATCATAATCGTCTGTTAATATATGCACTGTTATATCTATGGACCCGTTAACTGCCTGTAAGGCTGTTTCAAGTTGCGACCTAAGATTTTCTATTGCAGCTGCATATGTATCACCGACTACGGTGATAGGACCTATATCTACCACATCCCCCACAAGGAAGTCTATGGAAGCAGTTACGATGTCCCCTGCCTGAAGCTCCCACTCGTTAGCGTTAGGCCCTTCTAAATCAACCTCATTAGGATCTTCCGGAACAGTATCATATATAGATGGCTGTGAAAAGCTCACCTTCAAATACTTAAAACTTGTGTTTGAAGTATATAAAGGCACCAACCCCGTACCATATAAAGCTCTTACTACTCTATCGTACTCTGGCCCAAGATCACCGATAGTAAATATTCTCCCACCATCTTTATCATAGGACTCATAAAACCCTGCTATACCTGTGTACCCTCTATAATCTTCTATCCCAGATAAACCTTGAGTAGCTATGCCGGGCTTAACCACTACCACTGCGCTAGATCCCGTGATGCCGTAAGTAGGCACACCCGTAAATCCAAAATAAGCCTTATTCTCTTTGTCTATGATACTAGGTATAGTCCAAGTCTTACCGAACACATCTCCTTGTGTGTAGGTGTCTTGGTCTACAAACAAATGATTCCTTATGCGCTGTGAATCATTAATATCTACAACGATGTTAACCGGGTCTGGATACCTTGTGATGTTCCACATCGTAGGAAGCGCATCCCACCCTGGGGTCGCAGTGTTATACCCTAATCGACCTTTAAAATCTATGACTGAGTAGTTCTCTGATTCTATGAACTGGGCGTAGGTCCCCGTCTCCCCGGAAAGATTATGCATCGAAAAACCGGCTACACCGGTTACCCCACGACTCAATAGGTTTATACTTACTCCGGTAAGACCCTGTAAATGTATGCTTAAGGCGTCACTATACTCTCTTACGCCAGTCACACCTCTATCGTAGCCTATAGCTAAATGTTGCATAGACCCTTCGTGAGCAATAAACTCCCCGGGGTGTAGCTCTGCAGGACCAGTCTCTGCGGTTACTGGGTAGGTTTGTGTGCCGGTTTCAGACCCGACTTGAAGTGCACCCATCATAAATTTGCCTGTATTATCCAGGACTCTTGGGGTCACTGCATTGGAGTTTAAAGCCTCTGCTCCAAAACCCTGGTTCAGTCCGGTAGCTAGGGCCCCTTCATCTATTTTGGCATTTGGGAACTGAGCGTGGAAACCTGTGAACGCCCCCTCTTTCTCAAAAACTGCAGTCTCTCCGTAGCCGCCGTGTCTTGATCTATACGATAACTCTTCCAGGGTCATGACCCTTTTATCATACATAGTAAGCAAATCTACTATGTTATTTTGCTGTATACCTGTAATGGAGGCTTCCCTGTAGATCACAGCGATAGGTATCTTAAAATGCTGTTCTGTAGGAGGAATAGAGTCATCGTAGGACCCTAAAAAGTACGGGCTATCAAAAATACCTTTAGATACTTCACCTTCCCAACCCTCATGGACTCTGATATCTATAACGGCTCTTAGCCTGTTGGCAGTAGAAGTGCCTACACGAGGATCCAGGATACCACTATCATAATAAATTTCGTCGTCTATGCCTGTCGTGGCAGTTACTTGAGCAAAGTGTAGGTCTATATAAACTACGTCTCTTCTATCGACCGAAGGAGTTATAAGATCCGGTATGGAGGTTAAGGTTTTACTCTTATTAGTTTCGGTGTCTATGTCTATAACACTTGAACCATACATCTGATCCTTGTATGTTATGTCACCTGATAAAAATATGTAGTATCCCTTAGCAAAGAGAACCGCAGGGTTGTCTGTGCTGTTGCCACCCTTAACTACAAAATTATTGTCCTGTCCACCTACCATTCCTGCGTCAACAGACAACCTAAAATGATCAGTAGACGGAGTGCTTGTGCTGTACTTCTTTAGAGGTACAGCAACGTCACCCTGGGTGTGCTGAACAGACCTACGAAGCTGGTCCATAACCGCTATGTGCATGTTACGCAGCTCGTCATCTAGAAGGGGTTTATTCTTCTGAGGGTTTAGATAGTAGTACCTTTTGTTCTCGTCGTATACGATAATATTTGAGTAGTTTCCTGTAGTTCCGCCCATTATTGAACGCCCTTATCTAAAAGTTCTCGAAAAAGATGGTCCTGACATGCCTTGTCTTGTCATGCTAGGAGCACCAAACCCTCTTGCACCTGACGGCCTGTTTAGACTCGCCCTCATCATATCTTTTACTCTAGATTTTCTATAATCATGCGCCCTGCCTGAGGTAGATGGGGCCGATATTTTATGACCGGCCCCGCTAATTTTATACTCAGTAGCTACTAGCACCATACGAGAAAAAGCATCACTAGCATCATCGTGCGCGTCCTCTCTATCAGGGGCATGTACTTTTATTAAATACTTAGATCTTTGTTCAGACTGTAGAGTCAGTAATTCCAGCACTAAATCAGAGTCAGTCGTAGGTTTTCCGTCTATTATTCTCTCAGCCTCCTCAGGCAACCTTAAAGTGGATGAGATCATAGTAGCTAATAGGTTCTGGTACGCGCTTGAGTTTACGGTATCAGAAAAATGTCTATACTCATACATCTTCTGACCCTTCTTCTCTAAACTAGGTATGATACTCATACCATAATATTGGTCCATAAGACCCTTTACTACATAATACCTATCTTTGTACTCTGCTATCCAATCAGCCATCTCCTCTGGGGTGAAAAAGTCTTTACCCTCGTCTTTAGCATACCTAACATCACAACAATCAACTTCTAGACGGTCTAAAATTTCGTTTTCTACCTTCTCTTTGGTCCAATGACCTACAACGATAGCAGTACCGTCACCCTTTAACCCAATATCTATTCCTACAAAATGCGGCACACGATCAAAAGATCTTACTTTATACCTTAGTCCAGGTACTATATTCTGGCGCACCATGATAGGGTCTTCTATCCAGGCGCAGATTTCATCGCTAAACTCAGCCCCGAACTCTGATTTAAATACCTTAGGATTCTCCTGGTACTTGCTCTTCAGATACTTAGTAGATAAATCAGGGTCTATCTCCCACGTTGGGGCTTGTATAGTCAGTAAATCATCGTTTGTGTCTTCAAAAGCACGACTATATTCCCCGTAAAATTTACCAGTTTTTCCGTAAGGAGATGAAATACAAATCACTCTACCAGCCGGGCTTCCATCAGGGGTCTTAAACTTAGCCACTGATGGAGTTACTGCATTATAGATAGCTCTATCGTTTTTATCGCTAGCCCCTACACCTGAATTCTTTTCATCCGCAAAGAAGAAAGCCATCTCATCAAGAGCTACTATCATGTTATTGTGACCACGAAGGCCTTTAGCGCTACATGGGGCAACATTTATAGATATAGTAGCACGACCGGATTGACCATACTTATCAATATCTCTTTGGGATCTTAAAACCATTCTCTGCTTAGTAGGCTTATCCCGAAATTTACGGAAAAACTCACAACGCTCTATATGACCTGTCACCTTGTTAAACAATTCTGCTGCTGTATCCTTACCAGTCGATATACAAGTGAAACGTATATCATCCTCAGGCATGATACCAAAATACTCCTGTGGGCAGTATTTATTTAAAAGCTTATAGGTCTCATAGGCAATGATACAAGCGGTTACGGTTGTGTTGTGATTAGTCATCCCATTTGCTACAAACGAAGACCCATCAGGGACATTTAAATCGTATACCTGCTCTCTTCCGCTCTCTATAGAAGAAACCTTTGTATAGTAGTAGTCCATCTCCATCAATTTTTCGAAATG